CGCGACGTGACGGACTTCCGCGCGCGCGCCGAGGCCGCAATCCTGGAGCGCCTGCAGGCCGGCCCCGCCAGCGCCGAGGACCTGACCGAATACGTCAGGGGCTGCGGCGTGCCGTTCAAGGATGGCCGGGCCCTGGGCTCGATCTACCGGAGCCTGAAGGACCGCGGCGTCATCCGCATCGTGGGCGACTGCTCGCGGCGGTTCGGTCATGGGACTGGCGGCGGCCACCTGTACGCGAGGTGTGGCTGATGGCCGGTGGCATCGACTGGTACCGGGCGCACCACGGTACCGTGGAGGACCCGAAGCTCGGGCTGATCGCCAAGTGCGCCGGACAGCGTCGCGGTGACGTGATCGCGATGTGGCACTACCTCATGGAGAAGGCCAGCGGCGCGGACGACCGCGGCAACCCGGGCGTGCTGCACTTCCGCAGCCTGGATTTCCTGCTGGAGCTGGAAGCGGGCGGCGCGGCGCGGATCTACGCCGAGTTCATCGCCGAGGGCTTGGTGGACGGCAACACCGGCCGCCTCGTCGCGTGGGATCGTCGCCAGCCGAAGAAGGAAGATGACGGAGCGGCCGAGCGCAAGCGCCAGCAGCGCGCTCGTGAAGCGGCTGAACGTGAGGCAACAGAGCGCGAATCGGCCAATCGTGACACGACGGCAGGTGGCGTGACATCGCGTGACACAGGCCAGAGTCACGGCGCGTCACGCAATGACACGCTAGAGGAGAGTAGAGAAGAGAAGAACTCTTCGCTTCGCTCAGAGAAAGCGCCGCGCAAGCGCAGCGCGCCCCCAGACGGCCCGGCATGCCCCGCCGATGTCGATGCCCAGGTCTGGTCTGACTGGCTGCAACTGCGCAAGAGCAAAAAAGCGCCCGTCACCGACACCGTGCTGAAGGCGGCCAAGGCCGAGGCCGTCGACGCTGGTATGTCCCTGGAGTCCTTCCTGCGCATCTGGTGCGCCCGCGGTTCGCAGGGCTTGCAGGCCGACTGGCTGAAGCCGCACGAGCTGCGCTCCGCGGCTCGCTCTCCCCCGCTGAACCGGCAGGAAGCGCTCGAGGAATCGAACCGTGCCGCAGCGGCGGCGTTTGCAGGAACTGGGAACCATGCTTGAGACCGACAAGGCGGCATTCGCCGAACTCATCGCCGGCCTGTTCGCGTACCACCGACAGCCGGTGTCGCAGGCCATCATCACCGTGTACTGGCGCGGCTGCCAGGCGTTCACGCTGGAGCAGGTCACCAAGGCCATCGACGCGATCACCAGCGACCCTGACCCGAAGGTCAGCGACTTCGTGCCGAAGATCGGCAGCATCGTCCGGGCTCTGCAGGGCACTCAGACCGACAGGTCGCTGATCGCCTGGGGCAAGGTCTCGGCGGCGCTGAGCGACGTCGGCGCCTACACGGACGTTGTCTTCGACGATCCGCTGATCCACCTCTGCATCGTTGACCACGGCGGCTGGCCCAAGTTCTGCCGCACGCCGTTCGACGAGCAAAGCTATCTGCAGCACCGCTTCTGCGAGTCCTACCGGGCCTACGCGGCGCGCGGAGCTCCCTCGGAATACCCCGCCCGCCTGACGGGCGCCGGAAGCGGCGCAGATGATTTTGCAAAGGTTGGCATGGCGCCGCCGAAGCCGCGACTGGTGGGCAACCGGGAACTCGCCCTGCAGGTCCTCGCCGGCGGCGCCGCGGTGCAGCGTCTGGCCGCCGTGCCGGCGCTGGCTGCGCTGCCGCCGCCAATGCACGGAGAAGCGGCATGAGTGCGCTGCAGTCCTGCATGGGCGGCTGGTGCACGAGGCGCGACCACTGCGCCCACTTCCACGCCGCCAGCCCAGACCAAACCCCTTCCCAGCGCCTGTGCCCTCCAGGTCATGACGGCGCAGGCCTGCAACCTCTATCCGAGGAGATCAACGTGCGAGACAACTACATGTTCATCGACGACCGGATCGAGCAGATCCGCCCGCTGCTCAAGCCAGAGGGTACGCCCCGCAACGCCATCGCGGCGGCCATCGGCATCAAGACCAAGTCCTGCATGGCGCGCATCATGCAGATCGCCGTGGCCAAGGGCGAAGCGTTCCTGGCCGTGGCGCGTGTGTCCCAGACGATGAAGACAGCCGAGACTGTCTACTTCCCGACCGCCGACGCCCGCGATGCGTTCAAGCGCTCCTATGACGAGGCTCGAGCGGCCAAGCACAAGGAGCGTCAGGCGAAGCGGTCGCGCGACAGCTATCTGCGGCACCGCGGCAGCGAGGTGGCCAAGCGCCGGGCAGCAGAGGCCGCGGACCAGCGGGCGGCCCAGCACGCGGGACAGGGCCAGGCCAGCCAGCGCTCGGACAGTACCGCCATGAAGGCCGCGGAGCGCGAGCAGGCCAAGCGGCGGGCTCGCCTGGAGCGAGAAGCCAAGGCCGCCGCCAACCAGCGCGAGAAAGCCGAGGCAAAGAAGCTGAAGGACCGGCTCAAGGCCGAGACGAAGGCGGCTGGCCAACTGGCCAAGCTTAAGGTGACTGCCGTTGCGGCGCCGCGCGTCGTCGTGCCGAAGGGCCCGGCGCACATCGCTGGCGAACTGGACATGTCCCGAGCCAAGATCACCCGGGCGCCGACGCCGCCGGACCGCTTCACCGTCACCCAGGCGCCGAGCGTCGTCTCGTCCGTCCAGTGCCGCAAGTGGGCGGAGGCCGTCGCGGCATGAGCATCACCATCAACGTTCCGATGGTGCTGGCCAGGAACCCAGTCGCCCGCGCCGTCGAGCGCGCCAATCTGCGCCGCTGGTTCACCGCGACGGCCCTGCAGGTGCAGTCGATGGCCGACGGAGCGCCCTGCGGCGCGCTGCTGATCGGCCTGGCGGAGGCGTTGGGCATGGCGACGAAGGCCACCGAGGGGTTCGACGACCCGCACGATGTCCGCGGCCTGCTGCTGGACGCCATGGGCCGGCTGGTCGCGATGACGGACGCCGGCAGCGTGTGGGACACCCAGCACGCTGAGCCGACCTGCGATGCGCTGGACGTGGCCGTTCAGCTGCTGGCCAGCGCCGACCCGAAGGACAAGCTCAAGGCCTGGGCGTGGTGCCAAGCAGCGGCAGGAAGCAGGGTGGCCGCATGACCGACATGTTTGCAACTGCCTGCCCCGACTGCCTGGCCGCTGCGGCCGACCGCCTACACGCCGGCTACCGCTCCGGCTGCAAGGGCTGCGCCGCACGCGCTGTCGCTCGCGGCCCGGACTTCCACCGCTGCCGCACCGCCGGCAAGCAGGACCGCCGGTACCGCGACCTGCTCACCGCCGTCGGCGTGACTCATGAGGCTGTCGTCAAGGCCTACGAGGCAAGAAAGGTTCCAGCGTGAAGAGCATTGCCTACGCCATCGTGGCTGCTGCCGCGCTGATTTGCGTCACGTTTGGCGACAAGGTCTCGGCGCTCGCGGCGCTTCCCACCTTCCTCGCGGCGTGGTTCGCGCTGTTGTTTCGGAGCGAGAAATGACCACGCTGATGGAACGCACCGCCAGCACGCCCGAAGAGTGGCACGCGGCGATCACGGCCGTGTACCAGGCCGGGAAGGCGATGTTCGATGACGACAAGCGCCCGCACGTCGAGCTGACCGCGGAGGGCGACACGCTGACCCTGCGGCAGCTGCGCTTCCTTCACGGCCCGGTCTTTGGGCAGATCGCCGAGCAGGTCTTCGTCAACGGGCAGCAGTTCGACAAGGAAACCTGGAAGCGCTACCTCAAGGAGCGTTTCATCCCCGACGAGTTCGAGATGGTCCAGTTGCCGTTCGTCGTGGACAAGGCCACGGGCGCCCTGCGGCCTTCGGTCCGCCCGGTGCCGCGAAAGAAGGAGAAGAGCTTGCTCGACCTGAAGAACGAGAAGCGTTCCGAGTTCATTGACCAAGTGCTGGCCTACGCGGCCACGGATCTCGGCGTCGAGTTCGTCTTCACGTTCGACGAGCGCGAGGCAGTGCGGTACCGGCCGCCGCTGCGAAAGGCGCAGAAGGCCACGGCGGACCGCGGAGAGGCGGTGCCGGCATGACGCTTGTTGTCTGGAGTTCGTTCGGCGCCATCGTTTCCCTACTGGGCTTCTGGTTCTACAGCCACCCGGATGGCTGGCGGGCGCTCATGGAGATCGAGATGGAACGCGGGCTCAGCTATGAAGAGGCTCGGCTGCGCAACGGCTGGTGGAGGCTTGGGTCTCTAGCGCTTGCTGTCGTGAACGGCGTGATTGCGGCCACGTCATGAAGCGCTCGGCCCCCATGAAGCGCGGCAAGCCCCTGGCCCGCGGAGCCGGTTTCAAGAAGCTCGCCAAGCCCGAGCGCGCACCCGTGCCGGCGTACCGGCTGACCAGACCCTGCAGCGCCGCGGTCATCAATGAGACCGTCATCGCGCTGCCGAAGGCGTCGCCGACGAAGCCCGGCAAGCGTACGGCGACCGTGGCCGAGAAAGCCTGGATGGACTCGATCACTGCACTGGGCTGCATCGCCTGCCTCATCGATGGCCACCCGGGCACGCCCGGCGCCGTGCACCACATCCTGAGCGGCGGCCAGCGCATTGGCCACCTGTTCACGATCTGCCTGTGCGACCCCGGCCATCATCAGAACGGCCAGCAGCTCGGCAAGGTCAGCCGCCACCCGTGGAAGGCTCGCTTCGAGGCGCAGTATGGCGCCGAGATGGATCTGCTGGAGCTGAGTCAGCAGCTGGTGCAGGGAAGGGCTGCAGCATGATCCGTGTCGACATGCGCACCGTGCCTGGAATGAATGTCCGCGAGCACTGGCGCGCGAGGGCCCGGCGCGTGAAGGCGGAGCGCCAAGCCGTCGCGTGGATGCTCGTCGGAGTTCCGAAGCCGGCGCTTCCGTGCGTTGTCACGCTGACTCGCACGGCGCCATCGAACGGGCTCGACGACGACAACCTGGCCGGCGCACTCAAGGCGGTGCGCGACCAGGTCGCCGCGTGGTTGGGCGTGGACGACAAGCATTCGGACCGCGTAAGGTACATCTGCACGCAGCGGCGCGGCCCGTGGGGCGTGGAGATCGCGTTTGCGGCCGATGACGAGCTCATGCGACTGACAGATGGCCTGCGGCCCGCGTTGCCCAGCGACGCCATCGGCGACTTGGTCATGCTGACGCGCCGGCGGCCAGACGGATGGAAGGATCGCGTCGTCTGTGGCATATGCCACCACGACTCGTGGGAGAGGCGCGGCAAGCACTACCACTGCTGGAACTGCAACGGCGCTGGCGACGTGCTCGAGGCGGACGGTGACGACTGGCGTCTGGTGAAGCGCGGGGAGCCAGCGTGATGCGCTGCTCCATCTGCAACCGCCCGCTGCTGCACTGCGCTGTACCGGGCATCGCCATCGGCCCGACCTGCGCTGCAAAGCGCGGCCTGGCACCAGAGCGCTCACCTCGCGTGCGCCTCTTCGACATCCGGGCCACGCAGCCCGACACCCACCAGGTTGACTGGGTCAACCTCATCAACGCCGGCCTGTTGGCTGGCGATGCCGGAAGGGCAGTGCCATGAACAGCGCCAAGGTCGTCGAGCTTCCCGCGTCGACATCGTTCAAGCCTGAGCAGGCGCTGCATTCGGCGCTGCAGATGGACCTGAGCGACGTGCTGGTCATCGGCTATGACCCCGCGGGCGTGCTGGCGGTGCGGTCGTCGCAGATGACACGCGCTGACGCCCTGTTCCTGGTCGAGCAGGCGCGCGAGTGGGTCATGCGCGGCGGGCTCTGATACGGGTTGACTTCTGGCCTTCTGCTCTTGCAATCACCACACACAGAGCCACGCGGGGCCGGGTTCGGTGGGTGGGCGCACCAGGGCTAGTCCGTGAGGTGGTCTGCTGTGGTCTTGTGACGCGACGGCGGTTGCACGCCGGAAAGCCTGACCCTTTTCAAGCCAGCGCCCGGCTGGAAACTAGCGAACCGGGCACCCTCAGGGCACTTTTGCGCCATCAGCGGGTTCGTGCATGAGGGCTCGCTCGACGAGCGTCATGACTATGTCGGATGCCCAGCGGCTCAGCCGCTGATCGTCGGCGTCTGTCGTCCCCGTCACATGGCAGTTGCCATCGCGGTCGATCTGGAAGCGTTCAAGGATCGGCCTGCTGGCATCGAGCGGATGCTTGGTGAGCACCGCAGACACGCGACCGATGACGCCCAAGGTCGTCGAGCGCAAGTAGGTCAGGCGCAGTTCCAACTCGATCTGCTCGTATGCGATCCGCATGAGTGAATTGTTCGGCGCGAGCTCTAGTTCGATGCCCTTCAACTTGCATGGCTCGCTTTTCAAGTAATCGACTGCTCCTTGAAAGTCTGCGAAGGTTTGCTTCACCCGTTCGATCTGGCGCGCGAGCGACCGCTCCCGCTCCGCGTTCCACATGATTGCCTGCATTGGGGTCCCTCCTGATAGGTTGTCAGCGGCCCGATGCAAGCCGCGCAGGCATTCTGCACGGGTTGACATTCGACCTTTCACCCTTGCAATGCTGCTCATGCCCACCGCGCATGAGTGCCTGAGCGCACAGCAGCCCCCGCCCCGCGAGAACATCTACTCCGCCGTCCTGCGCCAAGCCGCAGAGAGGCGCCAGCAGCTCCCCCGGCACGAGGCCGCCCAGATCGAGCGCATCTGGGCCAAAGCGGAAAGCCATGGCGACCGCTAAGACCAAGCCCGCCGCCAAGAAGGCCGCCCCCGCGAAGAAGCCAGCAGCCAAGGCGAAGCCCAAGGCAGCGGCTCCAGCGCGACCGGGCAAGAAGCTGTCGCTCGCAGAGCAACTGACCCCAAAGGCGGAGCGCTTCGCCCACGAGTACCTGATCGACCTGAACGCCACGCAGGCCTATCTGCGCGCCTTCCCAGGCGTGAAGGCATCGACCGCGAACGTCGAGGGTTGCCGACTACTAGCTAACCCTAGTGTGGCCGCTTTCATCGCTTCTGAGCGGGCCAAAACGGCCAAGAAGCTGGAGATCACGCGCGAGGCGCTGCTGGCGGAGATCTGGAACGTCGTGATCGCTGATCCGCGTGAGCTGGTCTCGCACATCGTGCTGTGCTGCCGCCACTGCCATGGCATCGGCCACGCGCACCAGTGGAAGACGCAGGAGGAGTTTGAGGTCGCGCACGAGACGGCGCTGGTGGAGTACGAGAAGAAGCGTGCATCCCGGCGGCCGGGTGAACCGGAGCCAACGCTGCGGCTCCCATCCGACGCGGGCGGCTTCGGCTTCGATCCGCGCCTGGAACCTCATCCCGATTGCCCGGAATGCCTGGGCGCCGGGCGCGGCCGCACGTTCATCAAGGACACGCGCAACTTGAGCCCGCAGGCCGCCGCGCTGTATGCGGGCATCAAGGAGACGGAGAAGGGCATCGAGGTCAAGATGCATTCGAAGCTCGACGCGGCGGAGAAGATCGCTCGCCATCTGGGCATCTACGAGAAGGACAACGAGCAGAAGGGCAAGGGCCTGGGCGACATGCTGACGGCCTTCGCTGCGGGCATCCACTCGCGCCAGGGCGGCCGGCTGCCCATCGCGGCGCCGAAAGCCACCGCTGACCTGAAGCCGCCGCTGGGCGGCCAGAAGGGCAAGACGTGGAAGTGACGGAGATCGAGGCCGGCGGCGAGCTGGCGATCAACATCGAAGCCATGCTCGGGCCCGATGCGCGGCTCGACGATCTGAACTGGCGCCTGGACAACTTGTACTGGATCGTCAACAAGGACGCCAAGCCGGTGCCGTTCTGCATGAACGACCAGCAGCGCGATTTTGTGTCGCGGCTCTGGTACCGGAACCTGATCCTGAAGGCCCGCCAGCTGGGCTTCTCGACGCTCATGCAGATCCTGGAGCTGGACCAGGCGCTGTTCAACCGCGACTTCAACTGCGTGGTCATAGCGGACACGCTGCCGAACGCCGGCAAGCTGTTCAAGAAAGTCGAGTTCGCCTACGACCATCTGCCCGACCTGCTGAAGGGCATGTTTCCGGTCCACAAGAAGACCCAGGGCAGCGAGATCACCTTCGGGCACCTGGACGCCGAGGGCAAGCTGCACCCGAGCACGATCAGCGTGAGCGTGTCGGCTCGCGGCGGCACCGTGCAGCTGCTGCACGTCTCCGAGCTCGGAAAGATCGCACTCAAGTTCCCCCAGCGCGCCGAGGAAATCAAGACAGGCGCCTTCGAGGCGGTGCCGCAGGACGGCTGCATCGTGGTCGAGTCCACCGCCGAGGGCGCCTTCGGCCTGTTCTACGAGTTGTGCGAGCCGGCGATGAAGCGGCGCGAGGCCGGCATGCCCGAGACGGTGCTCGACTGGCGTCTGCACTTCTATCCGTGGTTCGATTGCAAGGACTACCGCCTGAGCGACGAGGACACGGCCGTCGTCGAGATCCCGGCGGCCATGAAGCAGTACTTCCGCAAGCTGGAAGCCGAGCTGCGGATCACCATCGACGCGAACCAGCGCGCCTGGTACGCCAAGAAGGCCGAGACCTTGGGCAAGAAGATGAAGCAGGAATACCCTGCGACGCCCAAGGAAGCGTTCGAGCAGGCCATCGAGGGAGCGGTCTACGGCGAGCAGATGACATGGCTGCGCGAGCAGGGCCGCATCGGCTCGGTGCCGCTGGACATCAACTTCCCGGTCGACACCTTCTGGGACTTCGGCCTCTCGGACAACAACACGATCTGGTTCCACCAGCAGATCGGCCTGCAGCACCGCTGGTTCTACTACATCGAGGGCAACGGCAAGGACCTGCGCCACTGGTGGCTGACGGTGTGCGAGGCGCACCGCAAGCGCCACGGCTACGTCTGGGGCCGCCACTACCTGCCGCACGATGCCGACGCCGAGATCCTGGGCGAGGTCGTGACGACCAAGCGAAGGATCTTGGAAGGCCTGGGCATGGGCCGCGGCGAGGGCGGCGCCATCGTCGTCGTGCCGCGCGTGGCCACCATTGGCCAGGGCATCGAGATCACGCGCTCGGCGCTGCGCGGCAACCACTGGTTCGATGAGCGCAAGCCCGATTTCGAGGCCGGCGAGGACATGGGCGCTGGTCATGGCATCCGGTGCCTGGACGGCTACCAATTCGTCTGGGATGAGAAGCGCGGCGTCTGGTCAAGCGAGCCGCTGCACAACTGGGCGAGCCATGGTGCCGATGGCTGGCGCCAGTTCGCGCAGGGCTACCAGGGCCCAGTCACCCAGGCCGCCGGCGATTCCCTTTCACGGTTCAAGCAGCGCGACAGGCGCTGGAGGTAAGCATGCAACTCTCTCCCATCCTCACGCCCGACAGCCGGCCCATGTGGTCGGCCGGTGGCGATCACGCCTGGAAGACCTTCGAGCACCGCGGCTTTGTCGTGAGCCTCGAATGGGTCGGCAATCACCGCCGCGCCGCGCCGTGCATGTGCATCTGGTCGGCCAGCAACGTGTTCGTCTCTGGCGAGGGCAACGGCATCTGGGTGATCAGCCGCCGCGCCATCACCGAGTTCATCGGCTTCACGAACGACGGCCGCTGCACAGGCGGCGCGTCCGAGCACTGCTACCGCGAGGCCCTGGCGGCGCTCGAGGTGCTGGGCAAGGACGCCAACGACAAGCAAGCGTTCCTGGCGCTGGTCGATTGCGTGGTCCGCTTCGCGCCCGAGCTGGTGCACATGCCGCCCACCCCGCGGAGCATCCGCCGCGAGATGGCGGGCCAGGCCATGTGGGAGGTGACGGCGAAGGACAAGAACACCGGCAAGGTCATCAGCGAGGCGGCGGTCTGACATGGCAAGCCCTGAACTCAAGCGCACCATTCCCAAGAAGGACCGCGCCGCGCACGCCGATGCGCTGCAGCAGCGCGCATCCAGCGAGGCGGAGAAGAACGAGGCGCTGCACCGCCGGCTGATCGGCTGGTTCTTCCACGAGGCAACCCGCCAGGCGTCGAACCGTCGGCAGATGGCGAAGTGCGAGGCCTACTACGACAACGAGCAGATCGCCCGCAAGCGCGCCGACGACCTGCGCGACCGCGGCCAGGATCCTGTCGTCTACAACGAGATCGCGCCTGCCATCGACTGGATGATCGGCACGGAGATCCGCAACCGCACGGACTTTGTCGTCGTGCCGGAGGAAGAGGGCGAGGAAGCCGCCGACGAAGCGCAGGCGAAGACCAAGACCATGAAGTGGCTCGACGCGACGAACAAGGCGTCGTTCGAGCGCAGCGACGCCGTGCAGTCGCAGCTGAAGGCGGGGCTGGGCTGGGTGGAGGTGGGCGTTCGCGGCGATCGCTCTGGACCGATCGTGTTCATCGGCGGCGACAGCTGGCGCAACCATCTGCACGACAGCCAGGCCACCAAGCGCGGTTTCACCGATGGCCGCTATCACTTCCGCATCAAGGTCGTGGACCTGGACGTCGCTATCGCCTGCTTCCCGGACAAGGAGACGGAGCTGCGCCGCGTCATGCAGGAGGGCGACCAGTTGAACTCGTTCGGCGCCTGGCTGGGCAGCGGACTGATCTCTGGGCTGGATCACTTCGACGGCAGCTGGGAGCCCGACGAGTTCAACACCGCACGGCCGGTCGACGTCTTCAACCCGCGCGAGCGCGTGATGCTGGTCGAGTGCTGGCATCGTGAGCCCATCAAGCGCAAGCTCGACGACGAGGGCCTGGGCGATCCCGTCACCTGGGAGATCAGAGTCACGATCATGACCGAGCACGACGTGCTGCACACCGACGTCAGCCCGTTTCGGCATGAGCTGTTCCCGTTCATCCCGTACGTCGCCTACGTCAAGCGGTCGACGGGCATGCCCTACAGCCCAATCGTGCGCATGATCGGCCCGCAGGACGCGCTGAACATGCGGATGGGGCGTTCGGTCTGGGAGGCGGCAAAGAACCAGGTCAAGATGGAGAGGACCGCCATCGACGCGGAAGTGATGGACATCGAGGAGATTCGGGCCGAACTCGATGACCCGAACGGCATCGCCGTCTTCGCCGATGGCGCGCTGTCCGCAGGCAGGGTGCAGGAGCGCGATGACCTTGGCAAGGCCCAGAGGCAGCTGCAGCTGGCCGAGCACGACCTCATGCACTTGCGGCAGACGTCCGGCGTGACGTCGGAGAACCGCGGACTCGACTCGAACGCGACCAGCGGCAAGGCGGTGCTCGCCAAGGCGGATCAGGGCTCGATCCTGACGGCGCAGCTGGTGGACAACCAGTACTTCGCCCGGCAGATGGAAGGCGAGATGGTGCTGAGCCTGATGGAGCAGTTCATGGTGACGCCCCGGACCATCACGATCCCCGGCGACGCTAAGCATGAGTTCCTGAAGATCAACGAGCAGCAGGCGGACGGCAGCTACCGCAACGACATCACGAAGCGTCGGTCGCGGTTCGTGGTCAGCGAGCAGGCCTGGAAGCAGAACTACGCCGAGGCCGCCTTCGAGCAGCTGATGCAGGTCTTCACGCAGCTGGCCGCCGCGGCGCCGAACGTGGTCATCGCCATGCTGGATGTGCTGTTCGAGATCCACCCGAACCTGCCGAAGAAGGCGCTGATCCTGCAGCGCATCCGCCAGGTCACAGGCCAGAGCTCGCCCGACGGCAAGCTGACGCCCGAGCAGCAGCAGGCCCAGCAAATGGCGGCCGCGAAGGCGAAGGCCGAGTTCGAGGCGCACATGGCACAGCTGAAGGCGACCGTCCTGGAGGCGCAGGCCAAGGGCGAGAAGCTGGAAGCCGAGGGCATGGCCAAGCGGCTGGAGACGATCTACATGGCCGCCCAGGCCGCGCAGGTCGCTGTGCAGATTCCCGGCGCCATGCCGGTCGCGGACCAGCTGCTGAAGTCGGCCGGCTTCGAAGACCGCGACGGCGGCGCTGTTGCGCAGCAGCCGGCCCAGGCCCAGCCCGGGCCTTCCGTTCCCGAACCTCTGCAGGCGGACGGCGCCATGCGAGGTATTGAAACCATGGCGCCGGATGGCGTCGCACAAGGAGCGATGTGATGTCAAAGAAGTCGACGGGTTGCTGCATCGGCCCGGATCCGAACTGGCAAATCCAAGACGACATGCGGACCCTGGCCAGGGCCGAGGAGATCAAGCGCGACAAGGCCCGCCATGCCAAGGCGAAGGCTGCGGCGCGCGAGGAGCTGGCCAACCTCAAGAAGGTGACGGACGCGACAGCGGCCGTG